GCATGAGGTCAGGCAGATCGTGAAGACCAACACGGAGGAGATCCTGAAGAACTACCTGACGATGGACATGGTCCGGCGGATCACCAATGAGATCCTCGCCGGCGTGGAGTGGGACCTGGGAAACATGGAGGAGGAATAAGGAAATGAAGAAGGAAACGAACGACGCCCTGAGCGCGGTGGTCAAAGACCTGACAGATCTGCCCGGAGGCACGGCCCCGGACGTCGGCCTGCACATGCTGCAGCTGGTCCAGGTGATCTCAAACACGGAGAGCGACCTGAAGGACTGCGTGAACGAACTGTGCCTGCAGTGCGGGAAGTACCGGCAGCAGCACCTGGGCGCCTGCGACGGCTGCCGGTGGAAGGAGGTCAAGGATGGATTCTATGAGGACTGACAGGCCGGTGATCAGCGAGCCGGTGCGCCTCCTGATGGCCATGACGGACGAGACCGTCAGCGCGAAGTATCTGGCCCCGATCCTGAAGATGAGCGAGAGCGTCATCGTGAAGTACGCCAAGGACGGAACGTGGGACCAGGACAACCTGGGGAAGTTCGTGATCAGCGGCGGGCACGTCAAGTTCTTCCGGAAAGACTTCCTGATCAAGTGCGGGTTCATGGAGCCGGAACCGGAGGGCCCGACAATGGAACAACTGCTGACGGAGATCCTCCAGTGCGTGAAGGTTATTTACAGATACGTCCAGCTGAAGGTTCTGGAAGGGGAAAAAAACCGCCAGTGCGGCAACACTGACGGAGATCCCGGAACCCGGGAGAAAGGAATTAACCTATGAAACATTCTATCACAAAAGAACTGAAAAAGCGAGTCCCTATGTTTCTCGCCATCCTGCTGCTGGCCTGTGTGGCCGCGCTGAACCTGTTCGTGCCTGCGCCGCAGATCGAACCCGACAGCGTGCACCCGTTCGCAAACGCCAGAATCAGCTGGGAACAGACATTTTATGAAGGACCGTGGGGTGGAGCAGAATGAACAACATCGACAGGCGAGACGATGGAACATTTCTCCCGACACACGGCCTGAGCAACACCCCGCTTTATCACGTCTGGTTAGGCATGAAAAGCCGGTGCACAAATCCAAACAGTCCAAAGTTTCAGCGGTACGGCGGGAGAGGTATCACAATCTGCAAAGAGTGGGCAAGCTCGTTCAAGTCCTTCTACACATGGGCGATGGAGAACGGTTATGAAAAAGGGCTGTCTATCGACCGCATCGATAACGATAAAGGATATTTCCCCGATAATTGCAGATTCGCCACAGATGAACAGCAGAACCAGAACCGCTGTGTAAACAGAACGATCACATACAAAGGAAAGACGCAGTGTCTCGCGGCATGGGGGAGAGAAATCGGCATCGATGAAATTACGATTGCCAGACGGCTCGACAAAGGGCTTCCGGTTCAGGATGTTCTTTCTCCAAAGAAGCGCACAAAGCCGTGCCGGATCATGCTGACTTACAAAGGAAAGACTCAGACTGTGATCGACTTGGCGAAAGAGACAGGATTGAGCGAAAAACTGATCTACAAGCGTATTAGCAAAGGCTATAACGCGGAACGTGTCCTTGAGGTGAGTCCGCAGTGAGCGAAGAGATCCGGAACCTGATCGACTCACGAACCTGCCACCAGTGCGGGAAAGAGATGTCGGTCCTGTGGCCGCATCTGTGGCGGTACAAGCGGAGAAACCCGCACACGGGCAAATCATGGTACTTCTGCAGCTGGAAATGCCTGCGGGAGTTCGACAACAAAAGAACAACAAAGGGAGATATCACGATGGATAAAGTAACGAGACTGACCGACGCGCAGAAGGCGCAGGCGGTACAGATCTGCCTGGACGGCGGGAACCCGCTGAAGTATCTGGCAGAGTGTGGATGCAAGAATACATCGACAGCGTGGCAGATGGTCCGGCACTGGGCGGAGAAGAACTGCGAGGCCGGCGTGTACGGAAGTCTGCCGGAGAAGTTCGGACAGCCGAAGAAGAAGCAGGCGGAGCCTGAGAAGCCGGGCGATACGACCAGCATGGAAGAGATCGACCGGAATGAGGAGGAACCCGCTGAGCAGATCAGTGCGGAAGAGATCCACCAGGACGTCGAAGAGGCGGATATGCCGGAAAAGATGCGGATCACCGCGCCGGTGGCCTATGAAGAGTTCACCGTGCGCGAGGTGGAGGGCCTGTTCGGCCGGTACCGCCGCAGCGACATCGGCGCCGCCACGTACATCGACTTCGAGAACGCAGACGGTATTTCCGACGTCGTGAGCTACACGGTCGACCAGTGGAAATCATTCGTTAAGGAACTGAAGCGGGCAGCTGCCGTGCTGGGGGTGGATCTTGATGAATGACAACGTCCAGGTGCTGCCGCTGCCGAAGGTGGACGCAAGGTACGGGCCGATGGGCGGGAAGTATCCGGAGCGCATCCGGGTGCCGATGTCGGACGGCAAGGTGATCAGCTACCGGATCGAGGTCGAACAGCCGCATCCGCAGCTGATGGAAGCGATCGAGAACATCAGAAAGATGAAGGAACATATTAAATGATGGGGGGGGGTATAAGTGTCGACACCAAAGAAGATCACGGCCGGACTGTTTGCGGCGATCAAGCGCCTGCAGGCAGACGGAGCAAAACAGAAGGAAGTTGAGGAGTACTTCAACATAAGCAGCAGCACGGTCAGCCGTGTTTACAGGTCGGATTCGTTTGAGGAGTACCTGGACGAAACGGCCGCGCGGGCCAGCGCGATCCGCGCCGGATACGCGAAGAAGGACAACCCGCCGCCGGAGCCGCAGGAAGTGATCCACCGGCACGAGCAGAGCGTGACGATTATCGCCAACCATTACATGGCGGAGCAGCTGGCGGCGCAGACAAAGTACCTGGAACTGATCAGCAACAAGCTGGCGTATATCGTGGAAGAACTGGCCGGAGTGCCGGCCAAGAAGGAGATGTAATTATGAGAGCACTTTATGAGATTAACCAGGACATCCTGGACTGCGTGGACATGGAGACCGGCGAGATCCTGGACACGGAGCGGCTGGACGCGCTGCAGATCGAGCGCGAGACAAAACTGGAGGGCGTGGCGCTGTGGGTGAAGGACCTGAAAGCGGAGGCCGCCGCGGTGAAGGAAGAGGCGGACAAGCTGACGGCCAGGAAGAAGGCGCTGGACAACAAGATCGAAGGACTGAAGAACTGGCTTCTGTATGCGCTGGACGGTGAAAAGCTGAAGACGCCACGGTGCAGCGTGTACCAGACGCACAGCCAGCGGGTCGTGATCGATGACGAGAAGGCGCTGATCGATATGTTCATGACGTCGCCATTCGGCGAGAAGTTCCTGCGGGTGAAGGATCCGGAGATCGACAAGACCGCACTGAAGGACAGCATGAAACAGGGCTATGAATATGAATTTGCGCACCTGGAAGAGACGGAAAGTGTGGTGATTAAGTAATGAACATTACCAGGGGGCCGGTGAAAACGGCCATTAAGATGCTTGTCTACGGGCCGGAAGGCGTCGGCAAGACCACTTTCGCGTCCCAGGTGCCCGGATGCGTGTTTATCGACACGGAGGGTAGCACGAAGCACATGGACGTGGCGCGGTTCGATCCGCCGGACGACACCCACGACGTGCTGGACGCGTTGAACTACGTACTCGGCCATCCGGAAGACTTCGGCGCGGTTGTGATCGACACGGTGGACTGGCTGGAGAAGCTGATCTTCACCACCGTATGCGTGGAGAAGAAGATCACGAACATTGAGGACATCGGCTACGGCAAGGGCTACGTTTACGCGAAGCAGAAGATGCAGCAGCTGCTGGAGGTGCTGCAGCTGATCGTCGACCGCGGTGTGCATGTTGTCCTGGTATGCCACAGCACGATCCGGAAGTTTGAACTGCCGGACGAGATGGGCAGCTATGACCGGTACATGCTGAAGCTGAACGAGAAGAACATCGCGCCGATCGTGAAGGAATGGGTCGACCTGATGCTGTTCGTGAATTACCGGACGGACATCGTGGTGGACTCGGACGGGAAGACGAAGAAGGGCAAGGGCGGACAGAAGCGGATCATGTACGCGAACCATAACGCCTGCTGGGACGCGAAGAACCGCTTCGGACTGCCGGACGAAATGCCGTTTGACTTCGCCCAGATCGCGCACCTGTTCGGCGAGGCCGCGCCCGTGGAGGCCAAAGAGGTCGAACGGCCGGAACCGAAGACCGAGATCAAGTCGGAACAGAAGAAGGACCCGCCTGCAGATGTGACCACCGAGAAGAAGCTGCCGGCGAAGAAGAAAGGCCCGGAAATGCCGCGGCCGGATTACCTGAAAAGCGAGGACCCGGAGAAGGATAAGCTGCTCGACCAGCTGTGGGAACTGATGAAGAAGGCGAACCTGTGGAACGCAACGGTGATCCAGGCCGTCGTCGCGGACAAGGGTTATTACGACCTGGCGGTGCCGATCCGCGATTATGATAAGGACTTTATTGAGGGGTGCCTCATTGAAGCGTGGGAGACAGTCCGCGGACTGGCCCAGACAAAAATGAACGACCTGCCGTTCTGAGCGGGAGTAAAGGAGAAAAATTATGGCTAATGAAAATCTGAAGACCTATGACTGGGACGACGAAGTGGAGCTGACGGAAGACCAGGAGCGCGGAGGTCAGGAAACGACCATCCTGCCCGAAGGGAAGTATCCCTTTGAAGTGATTAAGACCGAAAAGCAGTGGTACGACGGCGGGGCGAAGATCCCGGCCTGCAACATGGCGAAGGTGTTCCTGCGGATCGACGGCGGGGAGCTGGGAAGCGGATTCGTGGCGGAAAACATCTACCTGGCGGAGGGCTTCGAGTGGAAGGCCGGCGCGTTCCTCCGCGCCATCGGCGTCCGGAGCCACGGCGATAAGCTGGAGTTCAAGAAGCTGCTGCACTGCGACGGTGAGCGCGGACGGTGCGAGATCTACGTGGATGAGTACGAAGGCCGGGACGGCAAGACCCGCCAGAGTAACAAGCTGCGCCGGTTCTTCGATAAGGAGGAAGAAGCCCCGAAGAAGGCATTCAAGAAGGGGGCCTTCTAATGGATGAAGAGAAGATTTGCCCGATAAACCCGCATGGGAACGGGTACTGCAAGCGCGAAAAGTGCGCTCTGTGGAAAAAGTATCGTAACGAAAGCGGAGAGATCTGTGACAAATGTGGAATTATGCTCGGAATTGAGGCTCTAATCCACATTGCAACGGTCGGCATCGAGGTGTTTCCGGAATGATGGACATCAGTGAAGCCAGGGAGCTCCTGAGACACATCCCGTGCTCTGCCCTTACCTACCAGGAATGGACCAATGTAGGCGCGGCCCTCCACAAGGAGGGCCTGCCCTGCAGCCTGTGGGAGGAATGGA